AGCGCTTATCGTTTTTCAAACCGACAATCTCGCCTTCGCTGACGAGATCGAGGATACGGGCATAGGCCGTACTTTGCAGGCTGTCTGGCGCCTCCACGGAGGGACGGGGCTTGGACGCGCCGCCTTTACTGCCAGCGAGAGTGAGGTCAGTCATGGCTTTCCTTCAGGCGAAATAAAGCCCGCACTCGGCGGGCTGGGTGAAAAGGAGGACGGTTAGAGTTGGTCCTGGGCGTAGATGCCAGCACTGATCACAGCACTGCCGACGACCAACTCGCCGTAGAGCAGCCCTACCGGATTGCCCTGGGCGTTGGTATTGACCGGGCCATTGAAGCTGTAGCTCGGGCGATTGTTGGGGCTATCCTGGGCGCCAAGCCCTTTGGGGGGAGGTGACAACATCTGCATGACGCCCCCCATCGCCATGGACGCACCTGCCATCATCATCATGCTGGCCGCCGGGCCCGTGAGAAAGCCAAACGGGTTGTAGTAGGCCACCGCGATTAATACCGCGCCGATAATGGTCTGTAGCCCCCCGGCCCGCTTGGAGCCGGTTAAAACTGGCGCGATACGAATCACGTCCTTGCCAAGAGGCTTTTGGATATCGTCTTCGCTAATGTTGCGTTTGCCGTTGAATACCGCAAAGCGCAAACCTTTGTCAGCGCTCTGCAGCATGTAACGTTCAAAGCCGGGAAACTGTTTGAAGTAGCCCATCACGTCCTTGAAACCACCCGTGGTGGTCACACGATGCTCTCGACCGAAAAGCCTGGCGAGCGAGCCTGATAGCAGGACGGTTCGCATCATATTTTGTTCTACTGCCAATCCCATGAGCACTCTCCTGGTCATCTTCGCAACGTTGGCTAGAGTTGGTCCTGCGCATAGATACCCGCGCTGACCACCGCACTGCCCACCGTCAGTTCGCCATACAACAGGCCTACCGGGCCACCCTGGATGCTGGTGTTCACCGGGCCATTGAAGCTGTAGCTGGAGCGATTATCCGGGCGGTCCATGGTGCCCAGGCCCTTGGGCATGGGCGACATCAACTGCGCGACGCCGCCCATGGCCATGGAGATCCCCATGCTCGCGGCAAAGGTCCAGCCCGTGGTGGATGAAGCACCGATCAAGGCTGAGGAACTTCCCGAGGCCAGACCGCCAGAGAAGTACGAGGCAGCGACAATCAGCGCCACGCCAATAATGGTTTGCATGGACCCTGCGCGTTTGCTGCCCATCAGTACCGGTGCGATACGTATATCCGCAGCGCCTGGAGGTGCCTTGAGGCGATCCTGGCCAATGTTGTCACGCCCCAGGAAAATCGAATACGTCACGCCCCGGTCCTTGGACTCCATCAAGAAACGCTCGAACCCCGGCACCAGAATGCACAGCGCATGGATCGCTTCTGAAGCATTGCTCACCGCCAGCCGATGCACGCGCCCGAAGCTGGCGCCCAGGCTGCCGTAGAGGCGCACCGTCCTGACTTTTTCATGATGCATGGCATCCTCCCGGCGAATGATCCGCCGATGTGGTTAGTGTTTGGCCCGCAGGCCGTGTCGCCAATAGCTCACCGTCACCTCGCCCCAATAGCCGCCGTAGGTATCGCGCTTGCTGTCGCGGCCATACAGGTGGTGCAGGATCGAACCTGGGGCCGGGTAATGTTCGGGTTCACTTTGCAGCACGCCGTCGGCCAGGTAGATCGCAGCATGGTTGGGCACTGGCGAGCGGATCTGCATCAGTACGATATCGCCCTGTTGCAGTTGGCTGACCTGCACGAAGCCAGCGGCCGGCAGGTTGTCCAGGTAGAGGTTGCCGCCCTTGTCCCACCAACCGTCTTCGCGCTGATAGTCGCCAAGCTCGATGCCCAGCTCGCGACGGTAGTAGTCGAGGATGATGCTCAGGCAGTCATGCACACCGTGGGCGAAGGCGCGACCGATCAGGGGCGCCTGGTAGCCGTTCGGCGTGCAACTGGCCCATTCACCGGTGCGGACCTGCCCATCGTCTTCCGTGCGTACTTCCACAATGTGCCAGGGCAACCCGGAGGCTTCGCACGCCACGCGGTCTGCTTCACTGGGTGTCGCCGGACAATCCGGATGGCTGTGTACTACTGCGAGAATCTCTCCCCGCTCTTCGGCGCCGGCGTAGTCCTCGGGCGCCAGGCGAAAGTGTTCGCTGGGCGTGCTCGCCGTATTTCGACACGGCACATACACACGCTTGCGCCCTTCGCGAATCAGCAGGCCGCAGCACTCATGGGGATACGCGGCCACGGCGTGCCGGGCAATCGCCGCCAGGTTGGTCTTGTTCATGCTCAGCTCCGCAACAGGCCGGCTGCCGGAAATGAGCCGTAGGGCAGCGGGTTGTTCTCGCCGAAACGCAGCTTGCAGCTGGTCAGCCGCCCACCGCATTTATCCTTGGCCGCGTCGGTGACGATCACGTCATTGGCATCCGCCACCGGGCCGCCGTTATAGCCGCAATAAGGGCCACGGTAACCACCGCAACTGAGCCACCAACACACGTTGGCAACGATCTGGCGACGTGGCAGCTGCACGCCGTTGAAGTCCAGCGCACTGGCCAGTTCGAACTTCACCGTCTCGCTGCTTTCCGCGACTTTGCGCTCGACGTACCAGATGTCCGGCGGCAGTTCCTCTTCCGGGTCGGCTTCGGGCTGGCCGTCGAGGTACTTGGCCAGCGTGCGATGGCGGATCAGGCGCGCGCCTACCAAATCTTCGAAATACAGCACCAGCGCCGTGATGAAACCACCCACGTTGCCTACGGCCAGTGTCGGCGTCGGTTGGGTGCCCTGCCCCGACATTTCAAAACCCTCGGCCTGGATCGGCCAGGGTGAATACTCGTGGCCCTGCCAGAAGATCGATGATTCTTGAGGATAACCATGGAACCTATACAACTCGGCCCCCAGGGAAGTGGCGTCGAGCTCAAAAAGCTCCACCCAGGCCCCGGGCTCCAGGGTCTGGATATCTGCGGTGATGGACATATGATTCTCCGGGCAAAGAAAACCCCGCTTGAGCGCGGGGTCTGGGCGCCACAGGTGGCGCTAGGGGTGGAAGGCTTGCTCGAACGACGCCGTCAGGGAGTAGAGCCCGGCGCCCATGGGTGTGGGCTGGTAACCCTTGCAGCGATACAACGCAGGCGCTGCCAGTGGCGCGGTCCAGTTGAACGCCTTGGCGCCGGCATGGCGATCAAGGAAAGCAACGATCGCTTTGATGCGCGCCTCGTCACCCACGAACGTCAGTGGCCAGGACTGGGTTTTGTTGTTGATCCCGTCCGCTGCCGTCTGCTGGTAGCCGTCGCCGAACTTGGCCGTCTTAAGCCGAAACTCGACGCTGCCGACGGGCTCCACCTTGGGCACCCATGTGAAAGTTTCTGTACTCATGTTTTCTCCAGGCGTAAGCCGTTAATGATCAGCGGCCGTTGATGGCCGACCAGATTTGCCCGCCCGGCTTGAGGTCACGGGCGATCTGCTCGGCGGCGCCCTGGCGGGCAGAGCCGGCATAGGCGCGGGCGACGTTCTGGGCGTTGGTGTCGCTGCCTGAGCCCTGGCCGTCGGCGACGTTGATGGTTTGCTGAATCACCACTTGGTTACTGCTGGTGCTGCCTGATTGGCCGCCGCCCAGTGCGCGCACGCCGAGAGAGCCGTCGGAGCCACGGCTCAGAGGCATGATGGCTTCGGGGCCGGCTTCGCCGAAGAGGGCCATGGGGGCCAGGGTGGGGCCCGTCGCAATGGAGTTGGTAAATACCCCTCCATTGGCATACTTGATGCCGGAGACATTGAGTTCATTTTGATACCCGCTTGGCCCCAGCACAGAACCTGCGGGAACAGAAGGACTCAACCAACTGGTGATAGCCGAGCCGGCCAAACTGAACAACGACTTCAGGGCGCTAGAGGCCGCAGTTTTTGCAGCCATCGCTGCCATGTCTTTGAGCACAGAGGTGGCAAAATCAGAGAAGTTGAACTTACCCGTAGTCGCAAATGTAAGGACCGCAGCATCCATCTTTTCAAAAGCACTGGCGAACACTGCCTTCGATTGCTCGGCTGCCGTACCTGCGTTGTTTGAATACTCTTCGAACGCGGCATTGGCGCCATTGCGCCAGTCATTGAGCAACTGGGTCATATCGGCGAAATTACTTTTAATCTGCCCAGTCTTTTCTTCACTCAGAAGTGCCATCCCCTCCTGATCAGATGAGGCAGCATCCCCATACGGCCCACCCGTTGGAAACTTCAGCCCGGCCCGCTCGGTATAACTGGACTGCGCATCCAACGCGCCAACAAAATCATTCTGCGCCCCCTGGCTCTGCTTGAGCACTTGCACCAGTTGCGCATTTTTCTGGATAAATTTTTCCGCCGCATCCGTGGCCGGGTCATAGGCCCGTTGAAAGCCTTTGAACTGGCCGGATGTGACCTGTAGCGCCGCTGCGGCAGAGGCGCTGACCTTTTTACCGGCGTCCTCGATCTTCTGCTGCATCTCGCGCATGCTGTTTTCGGTAATCCGTGACGCCTTCGCCAGGGCCTGCTCCAGGCTGCCGAGGTTGAGCGTCAGATTACCCTGGGTAGCAGTTGCCATAGGTTTCTCCGGGTCATGGATAAAACCCGTCGAAACGGGTTTCAAGGAAAGTGGCGTCGTCCTTAACGCCACTCGTTCATCGCACGTTCGAGCGACACACCCCGGCGCAGCTCATGGGGCATGAAGTCAATCATCTCGGCCGTGCCGCCGCCCAGCCGGTGGGTCTGCAGCGCTATCAACGCGCTGCCCGCCTCCAGCCGCCTACCGGCGTGCAGGGAGCCATATCGGTCGATATAGCGTCCCCAGGCCAGGGCTTCTTGATAGGTCATGCGTTCCTTGGCTTCGGCGATCGTCCGGCCGCCCACTCCGTTCAGCACCAATTCGTGCCAGAACTCATCGGCAGCCGTCAGCTCTTTACGCCGCCACCCTGGGTGCCATTGACCTCATTGACTGCATTGAGGATCACAAACCCCAATGACGGCTCAAGGCCGAACGCATCGTCGTAACTCAGAGCTTCATCACCCTCGGCACCCAACGACACTGACGCGGCGAGATAGCTGGCGTTGCGACTCTGTGCTGACTCGCCTTGACTGAACAGACGCTCGATCACGCCGAAGGACTGGCGGCGAATGTGCAACGTGAACGTGTCAGTCACTTGCTTGCCGGTCTTGCTGTCCAGGTGCGTCCAGCTGATGTCTTTCTTCACCGGCTGGGCATCGACGATGCCGCCCTTGGCTTTCAGTTGTTTGAGGTTCATGGCGTCTCTCAGACTTTCTTGATCCAGGCGCTGGCGCCAGTGCGTTGGATGGTGACGGTAGTGGTCACGACTGCGTTCAGTGCGAAGTTGAACGGGAAGTCCGATACGTAGCCGTCAAAGGTGAACCAGGTGCGGGTTGCCGGCAATTCAAAGCCATCGCCCTTGGCGTTGACGGTTGGCAGCACGTCCTTGCCATCGGACCAACCCACGGCCCACTTCACGCCGGTATCTCCCTTGGCTTCAGACAGCTGGTGCAGGCGGATATGGCTGGCGTTGGTCGGGTCGGCATTCAGGCCCAGGCTCGCCGTGCCAGGGGTGCGCAAACCTTTCTTGTAGCTGCGTTCTTCGGCGTTGAGGCTGGTGTCTTCAATCTGCTCTGCCGGCGCGCCGCCCGGTTCAAACGAAGTAGCGTGCTCGACTTCCAGCACGGTATAGGGCCCGGTGCCGGAGACCGGCGGAACGAGGGCGAAAATCTGGGTACCTTGGGTAAGAATCGACATCGAGTGTTCTCCATGAACAATAAAAAACCCGCGAAGGCGGGTTGTGGGGTGCAACGGCTATGTTGCTGCGTACAAGGCAGGTCGAGACGGGATCAGGGCGCCGGTTTGCCGTCCAGGTAAGGCGGTGCATTCGGGTCCGGCTCTCGGCTCTTGATCAGGTCGACCAATGCCTGGTTGCTCTGGGCCAACAGTCGAATGGCCGCGTTGAGCGCCACTTGGCCATCGGTCTGGGTTTGCAGGGCGGCGATCAAACGGTTGATCGCGGCCAATTCTTCGTCATTCATAGGCATCCTGGTTCCTGTAGCGAGTCAGTGGTGAGCGTGCGCAACGTGCAACGGTGACGATCAAGACGCCAACCCACCAGCCATGATCGAACTGCGATACCCCGTCGCCGGGTCGCCAACGTGGGTCACTTTGGTAATCGACCAGCGCCCCTGCATGTAAACAGGCCAGGTGTCATCCAGCACCAGCAACCCTTCGGCTGCCAGCAACGGGTTGCCTGGGCAATCGATCTGTAACTTCAAGCCTTCACGGCCCACGCGGCGTAGTTCACCTTCGGCCACGGCGCGGGCTTCGGCTTCGTTCTGGCAAGGCTGGCGCAAGGTCTTGAACGGGGCTATTCCGATCTGAACCACACGCTGTTTGCCTGCAGCGGCGTCCCACCAGCTGACGCGGCTGCCCATGTATTTGGAGCGCGATTTTTCATCAAGCTTGGCGGTGATAAAGGCCTGGTTTCCCGGGCGGTTATCGTGTGTCACGGACAGCTTTACTTCGGGCAGCAACTGGCCGGTGAGTGACTTGGCCTGCCCCGCTTCGGCCAGCACATAAAGCTCGTTGAACGGCTTGGTGACCGCATTGTAACGCTTGGCCAGGCGGGTGATGAAGGCCATGTCGCTTTCGTTGGACTGGTCGATATGCTCGATCGTAATACCGTCCAGCGTGGGTGCCACACGCGGCGAAAAACCGTGGCGGCTGACCAGTTGCCGGAACAATGCGCCCAGGGTGGTCGGCCCATGACTGGCGGAACGGCGCTGGCGGTAGCCGCTTTTATCCGTCCCGCTGAAGGGTGCGGCGGTGGCCACGATCATCAGGCGCATTGGAAAGAGCACCGGGGTTCGTTGGGTGACGACAAATTCGCCTTTTTCCACCAGGCCGGTTTCCTGATAGCCGACGCGCAGGCCGATCTTGCCACTGAGGCTGGGCAAGCCTTCCAACCCTTCGATGTTGAGGGTCAGCTCCAGGCGATCGGTCTCGATGCCCGCCGCGTCGGTGTGGCTCCAGTGCATCAGGCGTTGATTGAGCAGCGTCGCATTGGCGCCATAGAACTCCACGATCGGGGTGAATCCCTGTGCCATACCGCCTCCTTAATCCCAGGCCAGGACGGGACGCACCGCGGCCGGCCTGGCTTGCATCTCAGGCACAATCACCCATATACCTGCGGGCAGTACCGGGCCGTATTCGGCGAGTTCAGGGTTCAAGCGCCAGAGGGTTTCTTCCGCCGCGTCATCGCAACGCCCCAATTCGCGGTAGAGCAACAGGTTGACCGAGTCACCGGCAATACTTCGCACTCTACGCATTGACGAATTCCTCCAGTTCAAGGGTCCAGGTCATGACCATGGCAGTGCCGTCATCGATCACATGGCTCTGGTTTTCCACCACCGCATTGATCCGCCACTGGCCCCAGTTACGGCCGATGCCATCGACCAGCGGCAACGGCGCCCGCGCATTTTGCAGAGCGCGCAATTCGTCCAGGCGTTGCATACCGACGGCGTACATGGCGGTGCCGCTGAACGTGAGTTTTTCCAGCTTCTGGCCGTTCTGGCGCGACTGCGGTTTACTGGCAATGATCGCCAGGTCACTCCAACCGCCGTCGCTGTTGCGCATCAGCGACGAATAGGCAAAACCTCGGGACAAGCCAAAAATAAAGTCGCCCAGCACCATTTGTTGTCGCATCAATCACCTCCTGAAGGATCGGCCAGGGCCGCGTTGCGCCGGATGCCCAGGGAGTCGGTAACCATCGGCACGCATTGAAACTGCAGGGCCTGGATCACCTGATTGACCACCTGCTGAGCGTCCGCCGGGTTGACGCCGGTGATCTGGATGCTCGGTGAGAGCGTGACCTGGACGTTGTCTGTTCGCGCGCTGTTGAGCTCTTTACTCAGGGCGTTCGGCGCAGGTAGACGATCGCTTGAAGCGAACAACTTATCCCCAAGCCAACTGCCTGCTTCGCTGCCGAGCAAGCCACCGATGGCGCCGCCGACTGCGGTGCCGATACCTGGGAAAACCAGGGTGCCGAGCGCGGCGCCGGCGGACGCCCCGGCCCAGGCGCCACCGGCGGTGCTAAGGCCAGAGCCGACAGCCTTGACGTCACCAGTGCGCACGCCCTGGATCACATCCACGGCGGTGTCGACGTACTTCAGTGGACCTAGGCGGCGGGCGCCGGCCAATCCCAATCTACTCACGGTTCCCAGCGGGTTGGCAGGCATCTTCAGCGTGCCAGGCAGAGGTTCACGCTTGAAATCGGGAGTATTGGCCGGAGTCGTTACCCGGCTTTCGAAAGGCATGGGGATGAGCTTGCGCTCTAGTGCCTCGATCAGCCCGGGGCCTTTGTTCGCGGTCAACGGACCTGCGGATGGGTTCTTCGCTCGACCGTTCGCCACCACCTCACGGGGTTGCAACCCCTGAGCCGGGCCAGCGGCATTCAGGCCTAAGAACGGCGGCGGTAACAACGCTTTTGCATCACGTTCGAGGCCGCTTAGAATCCTGGCAAACACACCGCCTTTCCTGCCTGCCGGTGATCGTTTGGTCGAAGCTGTCTTCGGCGCAAGCGGCTGTTTCTTTTGCCTGCTCTGCGCGCTTTGAGGGCTTCGAGATCTCTGCGGTTTTTGCGAGGACGACTGACGAGATCTCTTTTTCCCCCGGGGGCCCTGCGAGCGCGAACGTCGACTTCCAATCGGGCGCTCGGTTGCGGTCGCACAGCAGCACGCTTTGTCTTTCTCCGAACCGCCATCCTTGAACAGCTTGCCAACACCGGGGAGCTTACCCAGCGTCGCATCGACCACATTGCCGGCAACGCGGCTTTTTATCGTGTCTCCCAAACCTGAGAACAGTTCGGTAAACACCGGTGTAACAGCTCCAGCCGTTTTGATCGCGCTCGCCAGAACCGGTGAGTCTTCAGCGGCGACATTGGCGCTGTCCGTCAGGCTCGTCTTGGCTTTCAGCCAAAGCGATTCTCCCCAAACCGATGTAGCATCCAGGGTTGTAGAGAAGCGTTTGCTGCTTTCGCTGGACTCCTCGCGCAGTACCTTGACTGACTTCTCCGACGTCGCGGATTTGTCGAACTTCAAATAGCTGCCTGAATGCTGCAGCGCGCTTGCCAGGTCTAGTATCTGGGCGTTGCCCAGGGTCATGGCCTCGCGGGTATGGCGTAGATCTTCAGAGGTGCTCGAAGCGGATTCAGACACCGTCTTCGATTCTGTTCGCTCACCCACATTGGATGAACGCACATCAATTGCCCGCAGCGTCGACAAGGCGGTGTCGAGCGAATCCACACCCTCACGCAATGAGCCGAGCGACAGTGCCAGTTCATCAAGTTTCAGCGTTGCGTTGGCGAGCGCGGCGACTGTCCCGGACAAGGCAGCCAAATCCGTTGACGGAGGTGGGCTGCCAACCGACAACGCACCGGGGCTAAGGATATCGGCGTCCTGTGCGCCGTTTGTATTGCCGAACGCATCCCGGCCATTCAAGGCGACGGCATATGCGAGCGAATAGCTGTTCTGCATCCCGCTTACTCCTGTTTAACGCCAAGGCGAGTGATCGCGATGTCGTAGCGGCGCAATGCTTTTCCGGCGTCCCAGTCGAGGATCTCTGCCTCATTGACCGAGTAGATCAGCGGTACCACATCGAGGATTACTTCGATGTCGCGCTGCGAAAGAAGTCCGCCGGTTGATTTAAAAAATCGTCGATACGCTCCTGCAGTTCCGTCCAGTCGGGCACGGTCAAGCCGGCCAGGTCGGGGATCATCAGGCCCGTGCAATGGGCAGTGATGAACTCGGCGCGCTCTTTGTTGGTGGCGAGTTTTTTCATCACTTTGGTGGCGCGCAAGGCGGGCATTTCCAGGGGCAGTTCGGTCAGGGTTCGGCCGGCGGCTTCCAGGGGCAATAGCAGGTGGACAGGCTGGTCGTGGGTCGTCACGTCCTGTTGTTTCAGGAAGAACGAGGCCGGGCGCGTCGACATTTC